ATGCTGAACAGAAACATTGATAACATTACTATTACGGAAGCGAGAGAGATGAGCGAAAAAAGATTAACGCTTGAGCTTGGAAAACGAAGTAAAAAGTTAGAGGAGCTTGGCATGGGTCACGAAGATGCTTGTTATTTCGTAAGTTCAGTGATGAACATTGGAATTGTTTTTCAGGAAAGAAAAAAGAATTAAGATATTATTAAGTGGTGGCTCAGGCGTAATGCTTGGGCTATTTCTTTTTTCGTGCGTAAAACATATACATTTATGAAAGGAGAGTGATATTTTATGATAATCATTCAATTAGATAAAAGTTTAGAAACAATACAATCGCTGGATATAAACAAGTATAATAAAATATACTTCTTGACTTTAGTGGAGTCTAAAACAAGGAGTGGTACGGATAATTATGTGTTTAGGTCCAAGCGATTAGATTATTTGATGTTTAATGAGCTTGAATCTTATTTGAATAATCCAGAATACATTCTGGTAAGAATCGAAAAGTGATTAAAAAAATCAGAGACGGAGTCCTAACAAGGGCTCTTTCTTTTAACTTAGGTGGTGAGTTAATGAGATATCATTTTAATAAGCCAGATATATATTATTCATTATATGGAAAAAGATACATCTGTAATCATCCAGTATATAACGAATGTACATTATATAAGATTGACGATAAAGGGTTAGCGGTTATACAGCAGCGGTATAACCCTGAAACAAAACATACATGGTGGACTGCTATAGACCCTTGGCTTACTGACCCAATATATTTGGATATTGGTTTTAAAGATTTATTTGATGCTCGTGCTGGGAAGTGTACGGACGGATTATATCCAACGATAACTGTAAGACAGCTCATGTGGGCACTCAAAATGAAACCAATTCCAAGAGAGCGTTGGGAAACTTGCTTTGATAAGCGTGATATTTAACACTATTAATTGCTATTATATTTATTCTGTGATATATTTATAATAATAGATATGTATTTTAATTTTAAGGAGGATTTATATTATGAAAATCAAAAAGGCACTATCAATGGTAATGTTATCGGCATCATTGTTATCTTTTGTTGGCTGCGGAAATGGACAAGATTCAAATTCTGTAGTACAAAACAACAATAATAGTATGACTGAAAATCAAAATAGTGAAAAAATTCAGCAACTTGAAATAAAGGATTCTGGTTGGACAGTTGTAGACGATGAGTGGTTATATTACTATGTAGATTTATATAACCCAAATGACAATAGTTCTATTGAATATCCATCGTTTAGAATAACAGCTAAGGATGCTAGCGGAACAATATTAGGAACCGATGATCAAACATGTAGTATTATATATCCTAAACAGGATTTCGTTTATGGAAGTCAGGCATTCAGAGTAGATGGTATTCCAGACACAGTTGAATTTTCAGCATTACCAGTCGAAGACTATAATGTAAAAAAATCATCTACTGACAAATACAAGCCGTTAGAAGCTGTTAATACAGCAGTTCGTTCTGATAAGATTGTTGGTGAAATCAAAAACGATAATAACGACACATTTGATGATGCTGTAGTTGTCATGTTATTAAAAGACGGTAGCGAAAATATAGTTGGAATTGATAATACATATGTTGAAAAAGTTGCGGCAAATTCAACAACACCATTTGATATGGATATTCCAGAAGATGTTAATTATGCTTCTTTTGAAATATATGTAAATCAGTGGTAATTCTGTCGCATAAAAACATACTCCTTAATGAAATACATATAAGGAGGATATTAATATGACTTGGAAGACTATTGAAGCAGCTAGGGAGATTAGACAATGGACGACTCAGATAGTAATACCGACAGTTGCAGTTGGTGTAGCTATTGCAGTTACTCCAGAGTTAAGAGAACCAGTTGTTGATACTTATAGGACAGTAAAAGAAAAAATTAAATCAAAGATATGTAGAAAGTAAAGCAAAGGGCTTGAGTCTTAGGACTTGGGCTCTTTCTTTTTCGTGTAAGAAACATGTTCCTTTATGAGAAAGTGATGAAACATTAAGGAGGATTTCAAAATGAAAAAAGAACAGAGAACACAGAAGATTGACGAATTCTTGGAGAAATTTGATGAAATGATTAAGGCTGCTAATGCCATCGAAGATTTTAAATTTGAGATAGGTGTTACAATTCATAGTCGTGACAGTATGGTTTCTGATAGAGTACGGACAATTAACGGTATCAATGAAATATTTTCAAAGAATGATATGAAATGGTCATCATCAAATGCTTAAGGTTGAGCCCGCAAGGGCTTTTCCTTTTTCGCACGATATACAATCCCTTTAATGACTGAAAGTAATAAGGAGGTTGAAATGATACTATTAATTATTTTGATACTTATCGTTCTTATACTAACTACGGTTGTAGTGCTTAGTGCAAGTGCAATAGGCAGTGCAGCTATACTTATATTTGGGGACGTTATAGTATGTATTGGTTTTTTGGTACGGCTAATCAAAAAACTTATTACTAGGCATTGATGAAAGAATGGCTTGAGTCTTAGGACTTGGGCTCTTTCTTTTTATCCGCGTAAAAAACACATACCTTTATGAGAAAACAATAAATCAATAAGGAGGATTTATATTATGAGTATTATGACAGAAAGCGTTAAAAGATTATACAATGAGACGGATGTTCTTACTGAGATAATTGCAAAGAAATTTGGAGACAAGGATACCATACAGGAGTTGGATTCTGATACGTTGTTACTTGTTCAGGGTTCTTTACGATTGATAGAGGCATCAAAATCAGTATTAATTAGCGAAGCAATAATGCTTGATAGAATTGATGACAAATTAGATTTGTTGGAGGATATGTTGAAAAACATGAAGACTGAGTCCTAACAAGGGCTCTTTCTTTTTATCCGCGTAAAAAACAATTTATCTAATGAGAGAATAGGTAGCTCAGGTGGTAGAGCAGCAGATTTATTCTGTGGGCCATGGGTTCGAGTCCCATTCTATTCTCTTTTTTTATTTTTATAATAAGGAGGATTTATAGCATGAAGTCACATTATCGATGGAAATGCAAAACTGCTACTGTACTAACATTTATTGGCGCGGCTGGTGTAGTAGCAACAGCTGTAACAACAGCTAAACAGACACCTAAAGCTTTAAGATTGCTTAAGGAAGCTAGTGACGAGAAAGGGGAGGAACTTACATTTGCAGAAAAGGCAACCGCTATGTTACCTGCATATTTACCAGCCATAGTGACAGGCTCAGCGACTATTTTATGTATATTTGGCGCAAATATATTAAATAAAAGGAGCCAGGCAAGTTTAGTAAGTGCATATGGATTATTAGACCAGAGATTCAAAGATTATCAGAGAAAACTTATTGAATTATACGGACAGGATGCTCATGAAAAGATAATCACTGAACTTGCAGCTGAGAAAGCAGAAAACAGGTACATTTCAAGTTCTTATTTAGGATGCAAATCTTGCGCATTATATTTAGATGAAAATGTTGGTAAGCCTGTATTATTTTATGAACCGATATCTGATAGGTATTTTGAAGCTACTGTTGAGCAGGTTATGAACGCTGAATATCATTTGAATAGAAACTTCGCTCTGGCTGGTGCAGCTTTGCTTAATGAGTTTTATGATTTTATTGGAATAGAAGAACGACCCGAATTAGATGAAATGGGGTGGGCTCCAACTGATGAAGGTGAATTCTGGATTGAATTCAATCATGTTCCAAAGGACCTTCCAGATGGTAGGAGATGCTATATAATCGACATGCCATTTGAACCAAGAGTAAATTTCGACGATTATTATTGATTGTCGTGTCAAATACTTAGCCTATTATGGAAAGGAGGATTAATCATGAAAGATAAGTTTGATTTTAAAACTCTTATAATACCAGCTGCTATGGGAATTATGACATTTATCACAGCAGTTGTAGACAGTAAGAGAAGTAAGAAAATCGATGAGCTTAGCGAAAAGATTGATAAGCTCGAATCTAAGGACGAGGAGGTTGCCTAACGGCGCCTCTTTTCTTTTTTATGTAACACTAAAATATTTAATATCAAAAAAGGAGAATTTACTATGAACAACATTATTACAAACCCAACACAGAAAGAATTTAATGAGGCAATGGACGTCGTTAAGGATTATTTAAGAATTAATAAAATTCAGTTTATTGCTTTTGATGCGGAGAAGAATGCCATAGTAGCAGCAATTGGATTTGAAGATGCTATGAATAATAAGAAAGAAATATTTGGTGACAGGTATATCGGCATGTTTGATAAGAAGTTAGAGGAGAAAAAGAATGAGAACTAATTTAGAAAAGATATTCAGACCCATAGCAAAACAGGTGTCAAAATATGGTCCTGAAATTGCTGTGGGTGTAGGTATTGCAGGAATGATTACGACAACTGTTCTTGCTGTCAAAGCAACACCAAAAGCTTTGAAGTTGATAGATGAAGCTAAGAAAGAAAAAGCAGAAGAAGCAGTCGAACTTAAACCTACAGAAATGGTCAAGGTTGCATGGAAACCATATGTTCCAGCGATGATTTCAGGAGCATTATCCATAGGTTGCATAGTTGGAGCAAGCACAGTTCATGTAAAGAGAAATGCTGCTCTTGCCACGGCATATCAGTTGGCAGCTAATACACTCAGTGACTATAAAGAGAAAGTGATCGAAACCATCGGTGAAGAAAGAGAGAAAGAGGTTCAGAAGAAAGTAGATGCTAAGAAAGTAGAAAAAATTAATTCTACTGAGCCATCTTTTGTACGTAAGGGAAAGCCCTTATGTATCGAACCCATATCAGGTAGGCCATTTGAAATGGATTTAGAAGATGTCAAGGCTGCTATAAACAGGCTTAATTACAGACTTACAGGTGGTATGGAAGAGTGCATTTCCTTATCTGAATGGTATGACGAGATTGGATTAAAGCATACCGATGTATCAGATTACATGGGCTGGAATATTTACAGTGATGGTTTGATAACTGTTACTGAAGTCCCAAGTTCAACAGATGAGGGCGAATTATGCTGGGTACTTGAGTATGCAGTATTACCACATTACAAGTATGAAAAAACGCGTTAAAAACAACACCTTTAATGGATAAATACATATCCAATTAATTATATTCTAGGAGGATTTATATTATGTCAAACGAAGAAAAGAAAGTAATTGAAATGGAAGATACACAGGTATCAGAAGAAGCTACTGAAATCACAGCAGTTTCAGAGAGTAAAGGACAGAAAGTACGTAATTTTATTAAGAAAAACGGCAAGAAACTCGGAATTGGAGTTGGTGCAGGTTTAGGAATGATATTATGTTACGCTCTGGGAAAGAAATCTGGACATAGTGATTTGGAAGCTATGAATGATTATGTGGATGGCGATTACACAGTTCTTGATAATGATGACAGCAATGATGAAGCTGTAGAAGAAAATTGAATATTTATTAAACCGAGAGGGAGATGCTCTTAACAGAGTGTCTTCCTTTTTTCTTTTGGCTGAAAGGAGATATTAATATGCCAAGATATGTCTATAACGGACCAATTATGTCGTTTAATGTTTGTATTGCTAGTAATTGGAAAGGAGAGACATATGCTCCTTCCGAGGCAAAAGCAAGAAACAATTTAGCTTATCAATTTAAAAAGCAGAATAACAGGATTGCAGGAACAAATATTTCTCTTCCTGGCAAATTGCTAGAAACATATTAAAGGAGACGTTCAATGAGCGAAGTAAAAATGGATATTAAACCAAACTCTCACAGATATAAAGCTGAACAGCAGGCTAAATTATCAGAAGAGAAAAAGGTAAGCAAAGTAACCAGTGGTAGGGTTAGAACTAAGAAGAAATCTGAGATTGCGAAGATGAAAGATTCTATCATATCCCCAGAAGCCAGTGGAATGCAGTCTTATATTTTTGGAAGTGTGCTTATACCAGCTGTAAAGAAATTAATGTCAGATATTGTAAAAGATGGTATTGACATTCTTCTGTATGGCGACACACGGAGATCAAGTAGAGACCGTGACGACAGAGACAGGTATTCTAATGGAGCAACATACGTATCTTATAGAAGTTATTCTGATAGAGACCGTGACGACAGAGAGCGGAGACGGGAATCAAGATATGCGTATGACTATAAAGAATTAATATTTGATAATCGGTCAGATGCTAAAGAAGTTTTAGACACTCTACTTGATATTCTCGATACCTATGATTCAGTAAGTGTCGGGGATTTATATGATGCAGTAGGCATGAGTCACAATTACACGGACAACGATTATGGCTGGACTAATTTAAGTTCAGCAGAAGTTGTTTGTATCAGAGGTGATTACATGCTCAGATTGCCAAAGGCTAAGCCTTTAAGATAGGAGGAACTATGAAGAAATCATTAGGATATTATTTAGGAAATGCTTTTGCAGCTGTTATAGCAATATGTGTAATGGTGCTTATCATGGCTCTTACATATAAGCTTGTTATGTGGATTTTATAGGAGGTTTATATTATGGCATACGTTAAAGAAAATAATACGAATAGTAGCAATTCAATAAGTAGAGATGGAATCCTAAGCAAGGCTAAGTCAATCATTAATGGTGAGCGTCAGGGAACATATGGCGATGCTGAAGATAGTTTTCAGACAATTGCAGATATGTGGAGTGCATATCTGAAGACAGAGATATTATCTGAAGATGTTGCCAATATGATGATTCTTATGAAAGTTGCTAGGAATTCTAGCGGTGTTTATAAAGATGATAATTGGATTGATATTTGCGGTTATGCAGCATTAGGTGGAGAAATCCAGGCTATTAAAAACACAAATAATATTCAGTTTGCAGATAATACAATAATACGCGATTGTTCGAAAGGAGATAAATAATGTTTAATTTTAATAATGTAGCAAACAAGGCTTCAAGAATGTTAAATAAGGTAGGATTTCAGGTAAAGAAATATAGTCCTGAGATTCTTATATGTGCTGGTGTGATTGGTGTAGGTGCAAGTGGTGTAATGGCTTGCAGAGCAACAACAAAGCTAAGTGATATCATCGATAAGGCTAACGACGACATCATCAAGACTGATGAGGTTATAGCTAATCCTGATATGTTACCAGAGGGGTCAGAAGAGTATACAGAAGAAGATGCTGCTAAGGATAAAGTGATAATCAGAGCGCATATGGTAATGGATATTGTAAAGCTGTATGCACCATCAGTTATATTAGGTGGATTATCACTCACAGCAATTCTTACATCTAACAATATTCTCAGGAAGAGAAATATTGCACTTGCAGCTGCTTATGCTTCAACTAACAAGACGCTTAAGGAATACAGACAGAGAGTTGTTGAGCGTTTTGGAGAAGATGTTGATAAACAGCTTAGATTCAACACAAAGCAGGAAGAAATCGAAGAAACTGTCATAGATGAGAAGACTGGCAAAGAGAAGAAAGTTAAGAAGACTATAGAAGTGTTTGACCCTAACACTCTTGGTGATTTTGCAGTTATATTCGATGAATCTAATGTTAACTGGAGTAAGACACCTGGCGCTAATAAAATGTTTCTTATTAATCAGCAGAGATATCTAAACGATAAGCTTAAGGCTAAAGGACGTTTATTTGTAAACGACGTTAATGAAGCACTCGGATTCCCGTTGACAGCAGCTGGTCAGGTTGCTGGTTGGGTTTACGATGAGGAGCATCCTATAGGAGACAATTGTATTGATTTTGGATTGTTCGATTTAGACAATCCTAGAGCGGTAGATTTTGTCAATGGATATGAGCGAAGCATTATAATTGATTATAATTGTGATGGGAACATCTTGAAGTATCTTGATGAGCCCAGGATTAAATAGCATTGGCTCGGGAAATATATACCGAGATATGTTTGATTGCCCTTGGTTGTTCGGTTACTAATCGAGCCAAGGGTATTTTTACGAAGGGAGTATTATGCAAATTAAGAACCAACTAGCTGCTATCGGAATGGTGTTTGTAATTGGTGTATCTTCATTAATTCCTATTCATATGAAGAAGCCAGTTACGAACGAAATATTCAAAGCAAGTGTTTCAAGTGAAATTGTTGTTCCAATGCAGTATAAAGTCGACGATACTGCTGAAGAAGATTTATATTTTGATGAATTAATTGAAGATGAAACCATTGAAATAGCAGAAATAGAAGAGTCTGTGATTGAGCAGACCTTCGTAATGTCAGATGATGAGATTGAATTGTTAACATTAGTTACTATGGCAGAAGCGGAAGGCGAAAGTGAATACGGTCAAAGATTGGTTATTGATACTATTCTGAATCGCATTGACTGCGAGCGTTTTGACAACTCGTTAAGTGAGGTTGTATACGCTCCCGGTCAGTTTTCTTCGGTGCATAACGGACGAATAAACAGATGTTATGTTAAGGAAGATATTTACCAACTAGTAATTGATGAGTTACTCAATCGAACAAATGACGAAGTTTTATATTTCACAGCAGGGCATTACAGTGAATATGGTACGCCTCTGTTTTGTGAAGGAAATCATTATTTTTCAAAATAAGGAGAATTTACTATGAATAAGATTGATGCAATATTTTCATTTATTCTTGGTGTCGCAGCAGGTTCTGTAGTCACCTGGGAAGTTGTAAAGTATAAATTTGATTTAGGTCCATACGAAGATATTATTGAAGAAGGCGGTTCTGAAAACAGTGAACTGACTAGCGTAGAAGGCATCGAAGGTGTAAAAAAAAACGCTAAAAATATAATAAAAACACAGGAGTATGTGGCTTATAACAAGAGCGAAGAAAAGGAGGAAGATGAAAGTATGAATAACACCGGACCATATGTAATTACACCAGACGAATATGATTGCTCTGAATATGAGCCAACAACTCTTAATTATTATTCAGATGGCGTTCTTACAGATATCTACGATAATAAGATTGATGACATTGATGAGATGGTTGGTCTTGAATCTTTAGAACATTTCGGTGAGTATGAAGACGATACCGTATATGTCAGAGATGATAGTAAAAAAGTTGATTATGAAATTCTTCGAAATTCAGAAGAATATTATGATTTATATCCAGATGAGAGGAACAATTGATGAATATAGATGAAATAAATGACGAATACTTTGCATGGCTGAGCGATAAGGTTTGCAAAGATAGATTTTCCAAGGATGTTTCATATTCTGAGTTATTACGTGCATTGCATAAAACAGAATTTAGATGGAAGATGCGTAATGATGCTAATCGTGCGTCTGATGGTCTTATGCTTCGTCGTAGATTTGCAACATTCATGGGATTTGAAGAGGATTATTTCTTACCATATATAACAGGACCATGTACTGTATTGGAGATGATGATTGCACTTGCAATCCGATGTGAAGTAAGTATTATGGACAACCCCAAAGTTGGTGATAGAACTGCGCAGTGGTTTTGGGAAATGATAAACAACATGGAACTTGGCGGCATGTATAATAATAACTTTGACAAGCGATATGTAAATGATGTCATTGATAGATTCATTGATAGGGAATACTCACCAAATGGTAAAGGTGGATTGTTTTATATTAGGGATTGTAAATGTGATTTAGCAATGGTTGAGATATGGGACCAGATGTGTTGGTATCTTGACGGCATATCTTAGAAAGGAGGACTTGAAATGTAATGCTTGATTTTTTAAAAATATCTGCTCGCAGCAAAAAGCAGGGCGTTACAGAGATATATCCTCGATTCATTATTAATAACAGAAGCACAGACCTCATGATACGAGGTGGAGATTTTTATGCAGTCTGGATTGAAGAGTCTGGTTTGTGGTCTACAGATGAACAGGATGTAATTCAAATGATAGACCATGAACTGGATAAATTCGCTGATGAGTATAAGCAACATTCCATGGGCGAAAGTGTTTATATTCTTCATATGTGGGACAGCGAAACTGGCGTGATAGATTCTTGGCACAAATATTGTCAAAAGCAGATGAGAGATAATTTTCATCCATTAGATGAAACGCTTATATTTGCAAACACTAAGACAACTAAGAAAGATTATGCTAGTAAGCGATTGGAGTATCCTTTGGAGAAAGGTGACACATCAGCATGGAATAAGCTCATTTCAACTTTATATTCTCCAGAAGAAAGGCATAAGATTGAATGGGCTATAGGAGCAGTAATAACTGGGGACTCTAAATGGATTCAGAAATTTATGGTATTCTATGGAGCTGCTGGAACGGGTAAATCAACAATTCTTAACGTTATACAGGAATTATTTAAAGGATATTATTCGGTCTTTGATGCTAAAGCATTAGGCTCATCCAGCAATGTATTTGCTTTGGAGGCATTCAAGACAAATCCTTTAGTGGCTATCCAGCATGATGGTGATTTATCTCATATCGAGGATAACACTAGGTTAAATAGTCTTGTATCTCACGAGCTTATGACTGTAAATGAAAAGTTCAAGTCAACATATTCTAATAGATTTAATGCTTTCTTATTTATGGGTACAAATAAACCTGTAAAGATTACGGATGGCAAATCTGGTCTTATTCGAAGACTTATCGATGTAACTCCATCAGGGAATAAATTGAATAGTAGAGAATATAAACAGGTTGTTAAGCAGATTGGTTTTGAATTAGGTGCTATAGCCTATCATTGTAAAACCGTTTATGAAGAAGAACCAGATGCTTACGACAGCTATATCCCAATTGATATGATGGGAGCGTCAAATGACTTTTATAACTTTGTTATGGATTCATATTTTGTATTTTCTAGGGATGATGAGACAACATTGAAAGCTTCTTGGGAAATGTACAAGGTATATTGTGATGACGCAAAAGTACCTTACCCATATTCACAAAGAATATTTAAAGAAGAGTTGAAAAATTATTTCAAGGAATACGAAGAAGAACCAGACAGTAAAGGTCGTATGAAGAATATCTATAGAAAGTTTAAGAAAGAGATATTTGAATCTGAAAAAAAGTCGGAGGGTAAAAATGAGAATGTCAATTCAGAATCATGGCTCGTCATTGAAGAACCTACAGGCAACACAACTTTCAGCAAAGAATGCTGTATGTGTCCAGCTCAATATGCCACAGACAATGAGACCCCAACCATGCCATGGGATAAAGTCACAACAAAACTCAGTGATATTGACGAATCGAGACTTCATTATGTCAAGGTTCCTGAAAATCACATAGTTATTGATTTTGATATCAAGGATGAGAAAGGAGAAAAATCATTTGAAAAGAATTTGGCAGAGGCTAGTAAATGGCCTCCTACATACGCTGAAATCAGTAAAGGAGGCGCTGGGATACATCTTCATTATATTTATACTGGAGATGTTACTAAGCTTAGTCGAATATTTGCAGATGAAATAGAAATTAAGGTATTTACTGGAAAATCTTCATTGCGAAGGAAACTGACTAAATGTAATAACTTACCAATTGCAACTATCAGTTCTGGTTTACCTTTAAAGGAGGAAAAGAAAATGGTAAGTGGAGAGGTGATTAAATCTGAGCGAAGTTTACGAGAGTTAATAAAGCGTAACTTGCTCAAGGAGATTCATCCAGGCACAAAGCCTAGTATGGATTTTATAGTAAAGATTCTGGATGACGCATATTCTAGCGGACTTAAATATGACGTGTCTGATATGAAAAATGCAATAATTGGATTTGCGGCGCAGAGTTCAAATCATTCAGATTATTGCTTAAAACTGGTTGACCAGATTAAATGGAAATCAGAAGATATGGACAGTTCAAATGATGCAGATTCGGATGAACTTATATTTTATGACATCGAAGTATTCCCTAATTTGTTTCTTGTTAATTGGAAAATACAGGGAGAAGGAAGATCAGTTATACGAATGATTAATCCTAGTCCATCAGATATTGAAGAATTAACCAGATTCAAACTGGTCGGATTCAATTGTAGAAGGTATGATAATCATTTGATATATGCACGAATGATGGGGTATACAAATGAGCAATTATACGATTTATCACAGAGAATTATATCTGGTGATAGAAATGCTTTCTTTGGAGCTGCGTATAATTTAAGTTATACCGATGTATATGATTTTGCATCGGCTGGAAATAAAAAGAGTTTAAAGAAGCTTGAAATTGAAATGGGAATACACCATCAGGAATTAGGTTTGCCATGGGATAAACCAGTCCCTAAGGAAATGTGGGTGAAGGTCGCTGAGTATTGTGATAATGATGTTATCGCTACTGAGGCGGCCTTTAATTATTTATCGGCAGACTGGACAGCAAGACAGATTCTGGCCGATTTAGCAGATATGACTGTTAATGATACGACAAACACTCTAACAACCAGAATCATATTTGGCACTAATAAAAAACCTCAGAATGAATTTAATTATCGAGATTTGTCGAAGCCTGTTTATGACTTGGATGAGGAGACATATCAGTTCTTAGCTAAGTCTTGTCCTAAGATGATGGAAAAAACTCATGGAAAAGCAGGAAGTTTGTTACCGTATTTTCCTGGTTATAAGTTTGAAAATGGTAAATCAACTTATCGTGGAGAAGATGTTGGTGAAGGCGGATTCGCTCAGGGTGTTCCTGGAATGTATGGTAATGTCGCATTGTTAGATATTGCCTCTATGCACCCACATAGTGTTATTGCTGAATGTTTGTTTGGTGTTAGATATACAAAGGCATTTCAGGATATTGTTGAGGGTCGAGTTAGTATTAAACATAAGGCATGGGATGAAGTTAATCACATGCTTGACGGTAAACTTACACCATATATTCAGAAGGTCATTGATGGTGAGATGTCTGCTAAACAGTTAGCTAATGCACTTAAGACAGCCATCAACTCGGTTTATGGTCTTACTTCAGCTAACTTTGATAATCCATTTAGAGATATCCGTAATAAGGATAATATTGTTGCCAAGCGAGGAGCTCTGTTCATGATCGACCTTAAGAACGAGGTTCTGAAACGAGGATTCCAAGTTGCGCATATTAAAACAGATTCAATTAAGATTCCAGATGCTACGCCAGAGATTATTAAGTTTGTTATGGACTTTGGTGAACGATATGGATATACATTTGAGCATGAGGCTACATATGACAGAATGTGTCTTGTTAACGATGCCGTTTATATTGCTAAGTATAAGGACGCAGACGACTGTAAAAAGATGTATGGTTATATCCCGGGTGATAACGAAGAACACAGTAATCAGTGGACTGCTACTGGAACACAGTTTGCAGTTCCATATTTGTTCAAGACATTATTTTCACATGAGAAAATCGAATTTGTAGATATGTGTGAGACATTCTCGGTATCTAAGGGTGACTTATATTTGGATATGAATGAAGGATTGACAGATGTAAGTGGCTTAGAAAAAGAATTGGACAAGCTTGAATCTTCATATAAGAAGGGAAAGATATCAGATACAACTTTTGAGCCACAGGCCGCAGAACTTGTAGAGAAAATAAAAGCTGGTCATGACTTGCATTTTGTTGGACGAGTTGGACAGTTTACTCCTATAAAAAGAGGGTGCGGCGGCGGAGTATTATATCGTGTTAACGATGGTAAGAATTATGCAGCATCTGGCTCGACAGGTTTTAGATGGCTTGAATCAGAATCGGTGAAAGCGGCTAACATGTATGATGATATTGACCGTTCATTCTATCAGCGATTAATAGATGATGCAGTTGATACAATATCAAAGTATGGAGATTTTGAATGGTTCGTTTCGGACGACCCTTATATTTGTAAAGTGACTCCAGGGTTTATGAATATACCAGAAGATGCTGACGAAGACGAAGGGATGCCATTTAATTGATGTTCGTTTGAAAAAAACATGGCATGTTATGGATAAACATATCAAATCTAAGGAGGATTTACATTATGAACATGTTAACATTGAATAGCAAACAGATTGGAAAAGTTGTATTTAAAGCAACTGTTGGCTACTACATAGGTAAAAACATTGCGTTATTTGCTAACAGTATAATCAATAAGTTAGTAATAGAACCGAGTTTTACTACGTTGGCTAATAATGGTAATAAAACAGCTCAGAAGTTCTGTGATTCAGCTAATATTGCTTATGATAAAACAGCAACAGAAAATCCTAATGATATTAAAATGGGATTTCATATGTAATTTAAAAAGGCTCAGTGCAAAACGCATTGGGTCTTTTATTTTTATTAATTATATTTTAAGGAGATTTAGACTATGGAATTAAAGATTTTAAAAAACGGAAACTTACAGATTGACGACGCAAGAATCATATTTAGAAACTTTAGAGGCGAGGCATCTAAGTACAATAATGCCGGAGACAGAAACTTTAGTTTGGTTATACCTGATCAGGAACTTGCAGATATGCTGACCAACGATACAAATTCATACGGAGTAGGTTGGAATATTAAAGTTAAGGATTCACTTGACCCAGAAGATACACCTCGTATGCATATGAAAGTTAAGGTAAAGTTTTCAAGAAAAGGACCTAACATCTATTTGGTTACTGGTGGACACCGTAAGCTTCTTACAGAAGATAATGTTGGATATCTTGATGATATAAATATAGCTTCTGTGAGAATGGATATAAGACCATATGATGATGTAGTTAATGGTAAGCCGTTCAGAGCTGCATATCTTGCATCCATGGAAGTAACCCAGGATTTAGATAGATTCGCTGCTGAGTATGAAAGAGAAGACGAAGCTGAAGAAGATGAATAATATTTTACAGAGCCTTAGTTTATGCTGAGGCTCTTTTTTAAAGGAGATTTTGAGTATGATTACAAATTATTTTGTAAAAGGTGGAACATGGAATTTATATGTAGATAAGGTCGATTCTTACGCAACTGTAAATGTTGGATTTTCTCATAATGATAATGATGAAGACGAGACACAGTTTGATATTTCTTATCCAAATATCGGTGAGTTAAATACACTGTTTAACAACTTCGTTGCTGAGAATAACTTTGAAAACGTGAAGATATTATATGTGAATGTTATAAAAACAGCACATACAATATATGGATTGGAGGAAGCAGATGAGTAATAAGTTAAAGGTTCAGAGATTAGATGATGGACTGATTGTCGGTTATAGTCGCAAAGACCCGTTTTCACCTCCTGTTATGGTTGTTGGAAGAACAAGGATGAATGATACGACAGTTATAATAAACGCTTTCGAAGGTAAGGAAGCTGAAGAGTTATATAAGAAGCTGACTACTGTCGAAAAAAAAGATGATGCTAATGGCTAATTCATTTTTAAGAGATTATCAGATGGATGCTGTAAAAAAAATGAGAACTGGATGCATACTTAACGGCGGGACAGGCTCAGGCAAGTCCCGTACCGGTTTATATTACTATTTTAAAGAGCAGGGCGGTTGTCTTGAAAATCAGGAAACAATTTATATGAAAAATCCAAAAGACTTATATATCATAACCACGGCTAATAAGAGAGATTCATTGGAGTGGGAAGGCGAACTTGCCAACTTCTGTATGTCCAGTAATCCAAAGAATAATAAATTATATTCTAATAAAATTGTAGTTGACTCGTGGAATAATATAAAGAAGTATGCTGATACAACAGATGCTTTCTTTATATTTGACGAGGACAAGGTTACTGGTTCTGGAGTATGGGTTAATGCGTTCTTAAAGATATCTAAACATAACGATTGGATTATATTGTCGGCAACTCCAGGAGATACATGGAGCGATTATATTCCAGTATTTATAGCCAATAGGTTCTACAAGAATGTAACGGAGTTTAGAGAGCGGCACATCATATATTCAAGATATACCAAATGGCCTCAAGTTGACAGATACATCGATATGAATAGATTGATTAGGCTAAGAGACAGAATTCTTATAGATATGGATTTCGAGAGAAGTACCGTACCGCACCATCAAGACATTCATGTCTCGTATGATATATCTAAGTATAAAGAGATACTTAAAACAAGATGGGACCCATATAAAAAAGAACCTATTGAGCAAGCGGCGGGGCTTTGCTATGTTCTGAGGCGGCTGGTTAACGAAGACGAATCAAGAGTTGTAGCTCTACTTGAATTACTGGATAAAACTGATAAGGCAATTATATTCTACAATTTTGATTATGAACGGGATATATTACTTCATACTATGGCTGATTTGAATGAAACATTTGATAATTATGACGACATTTATGAGGTTACTGAATGGAGTGGACATGCTCATCAGCCAGTTCCAACTTCAAAGAGATGGATATATTTGGTACAGTATACGGCTGGTTGTGAAGGCTGGAATTGTATTACTACTGACACAATTATATTTTACTCGCAAAATTACAGCTATAAAGTTATGGAACAAGCGTGCGGTCGAATAGACCGAATGAATACACCATTTATTAATCTATATTATTATCATTTGAAAAGCCGAGCTGGTATTGATTTAGCCATAACTAAGGCACTTAATGAAAAGAAAAAATTTAATGAACGGAAGTTTACTAAATGGGATAGGTAGGTGAGATGATATTGATACTATTTGGAATAATTGTGGTCTTGGTGGTTGGAACAGTACTCAATATTATATTTGCAGTTAACGAACCAGACGATGACATTCGCGATGAGAACGACTCCTTTAATGAAAATAAAACAAAGGAGTGATTTATATGTGCGAGTATGAAATTATATTTTGTAAGGCGTTACATGAGAAATTAAAAGAAAAAGTAAAAGGCGGACTCTGGGTAAGGGTTGAAAATGACGATTGTTTATGGATTGATATTGTTCAGCGAGAACTTAATACTATAACACATATACAAATTGGCAATCCTTTTTCAGAATTAATTGTTAAAGGCTTTTCTGTTGATGAGGCATGTGAGGAGGTTATAAAACAGTACAGACGGATAATATTAAGCCGTTGTTTTAAGTAACATATCTAAGAGGTTTGGCCATATAGACTGAGCCTCTTATATTTTTTTGGAGGTGAAAAAATATGGGTTCATGTGGGGCTGACAATCCAATACCTAAAGTAGAATCATTGTCACAATGTAAAAAACGATGTAAAGCCGTAGCTAAAGATTTGGGATACGGTTATGACGTTGTGGATGCCATTAAACAAGCTAAGAGTAATGATGAGATTGACCGAATAATGGTTGATGCTAGAAGGAGACAGGAATGATAAGTAAACAAGATAGAGAAGTTCGTTTTGATAAATATTGTGAGCTGTGTAAGTACAATGAGTTAGATGATATTAAAGACCCTTGTAATGCCTGCTTAGATGCACCATTTAACGAGTACTCACACAAACCAATATGTTTTGAAGAGGAAAAATAATAGTTCGTGTAATTTACAAGTACTATTATGAAAGGAGTGTGATATTTATGAAACAGGGCGTCAAATTAGCGATTGTTGGTATTGCTGGGTATTTCATAGGTTATTATAAATTTAAGTATAAATTTGTGAAAACCATAGCAAACGAATACATTGATAGTCAATTAAAAAATGATGACACTGACGAGACAGAGTCCTAACAAGGGCTCTTTCTTTTTTTTACACATTTTAAGGAGGATTTATATTATGGACGCAAAATTTGAATTGGGTTTTCTTGTTATGACTAGAGAGGTGGCACTTAGACGAGAGAACAAAGACTTTGATAAATTTGTCAATGATTCTATTGCTAGATACGCTCAATGTGATTGGGGTGATACCTGCGATGAGGATAAGATGACTAACGATTATGCTGTTAAGAACAACGACAGAATTTTAGCAGTATATAAGTATGAGAACACAACAATTTGGATAATTACGGAATGCGATAGAAGTGTAACAACTATTCTATTTCCGAGTGAATATTAGGAGGTGCTTATGAATAATACAACAAAAATAAGAATACTAGCGTATGCCTCAGAACCAGATAAAGATACAGATTACAACGGAGATATTGTTGAATTTGAAGGTAAGAGATATTTTGTAAGTTTAGCAGAGGAACGAGTAGAGTTTCTTGGAATTATAAAGGAGGATTAATATTATGAACTATTTAGATACAGATATGAGCGTAAAGCTGGCAACACCTAAGTGGTATACACCATATATTGTAGGGCATCCAATGATTAGACTTGGAGAATTCTGTAGGACGCATGGGATTGCTATAGAGAGTGAATATAGCACATACCCAGATGTTACCACATTTTATTTTCGCAGATATAGTATGCTTGGTAAAGCTGCGGTTAGTTATCGTATTCCATGCGACGGAATAAATGAATATTATGATACATCGCATATCGAAGACATGATCATTAAACAAATCAGAGACGTTTTTGATATTAAGGAGGAATTACAATATATGACAACACCAATAAATAGTGAAAGATATAAAGCAATTATGAATGCTCGTTATGGAATATGTAATAATAAACCAGAAATCAAGAATGTTATATTTTCAGGTCCATGCACAATTGTTCTGTGGTCAGATGGAGATAAGACAATCGTCAGATGCGGAGAAGATGACACGTTTGATAAAGAAAAAGGACTTGCTATGGCCATTTCTAAGAAAATGTTAGGAACTAACAGTTCAAAGTCTAGTTATTATGATGTTTTTAAAAAAATTTATTCAGGAGGCATAATTATGGGAACTTTTGGAGACACATCAGATATTATAAGCAGTACAGTTGATAAAATTATAACCACTGTGAATGAGACACAAGATGCATTTATATTTTCAACGCTGAGTAGTTATGCTGCTGAACATTATAATATTACAGTTGAAAAAGAAGAATTAGTACGTGCCATTCAGTTAATTCGAATGAGCAGAGAATATGGTCCTAGTATTGGTGAGCGTTGGGCAACTGCCACTCAGAATGCGGCAGAATTAGATCGTGCTTATAAAAAAGGACTTCAAGATGGCATACAGGAAGCACGTAAGAGATTAGAAAATACATTTAAGGAGGAAAAAAATGATTTCAGAGATTAATAATTGTGAGCTGATGGATGTAAAAATCAATAAATCAGATAATAGATATGTTTTGTGTCTTACATATAAATACCATGATGAATATGGTAATACACATGAAAGAGTAATCAATAATGTTCCATTACCACTTTATAATCATGTAGATAATATAACAATTAATGAAACGCAAGCATCTGAGCCGTTTCTTTATTTTTGCATGCACAAGACAATCAATGTCGGATTTGGCGAACAGGATGTAAGACCTGATTTTACGTATATAGACCGTATAGTGGAATATGCAACAAAAGAAATGACAATCGAAGAAATTGAAAATAAACTCGGTCATAAGGTTAAGATTGTTAATAAAAAATAAACATTTTTAAGGGCTTTAGAGAAATCTAAGGCTCTTTTTTATTTAGATGGATTAGATGTTTATATGCTGTTCGGATCATGAATGTAAGTATAACAAAAATACAGGAGTATATTTCGGAATATGTGAACACCCTTGTATGGGTAATAAGCATAATTATAGTGGTGTAGATAGAATAATGTAGGATCATGCAATGGAAAGGAAAAACAGAATGATTAAAGAGTTTATTAAAAAGATATTAGGAATTAAAAGTCCTAGTAAAGAATTAAGGGGTGAGTATCATGAAAAAGATACTAAATGCGATATATGTGATCGCCGAAGCGAATGCGAACCATATTTACTTAGGTCAACTCATTCATATGACACAAGAGAACATGTAATACCTGGGCTCGGTTATATCTGCCCTTTAGAATGGGGGTGCGAAGATGTTAGATAATGCTAAGGATCAATGTACGGTCAAAGATCTAAAAGAATTATTGGATGAATTATCGACTAACGGATATGATAGTATGCCGATATTTTTAGGCAATAAAACACCATTATTAAATGATGCTATTTGTATAAGCTATGCATTTGATGTGGGGGTATATTTTAAGAATACTCATTATGATAAAGAGCTTGTTAATGCTGCTGACCAGTTAAAAAATGAAATTGATGTGGCGGTTAAAAAATATATAGCACATTGTTATTATGCTGGGCGTCGATGATATTCATTATGGAAACGCGAGAAGGTAAATATTATATCCCCAGCAGCTTATGGCGATTATATTTTGCAGGATAAAAGAGAGGTAAAAAGAGATGATAGTGTTGTTAATTGATTTGTATTTAATAATATGTCTTATAGTGTCGATTATTGAATACAAATATTGATTATAAAACAAGCTGTCGAACTGATATCGACGACTATTTTACATATGATTTTTCTTTGGCAGCTACCATAATTGTATTACTATTATGGCCTATTGTATTATTTTTGCTATTTTCCATGTATGGTATTAAAAATTTATATATGGCTGCAACAATATTATTAGACAAATTATATAAAAAGAGGTGTAAGAAGAGATGAACACAATAGGATTTATATTTTTTATTGGCTTTACTGTCATGTCTGGTTTATGCTTTTACATCAATTATTTGTGGAGCAAGAAATTTAATGAGGCAAACGAAAAATGGTTTGAAATATGTCAGAATATAAATAATGAATGGTGTAGAATAAGCCATGATATTAACGATGGGTATCACAATATGTTCTCTGAATTTGAACAAAAACTTAAAGAAGGAGAGTCAAACGATGAGTGATATTTTGGTTATTAAGTGTAGAAGCGCAGTCAGACCTGAAAGGCTGAGAGAATTGAGAAGAAATATTTTAGCACAGAAAGAAACTGGTGTGATTGTTTTACCATCATGCGTTGATGCTGTGGTTGTTCCAGATGATATTAAAGTTGTTATTGATGATGAAGAAAGGGAAGAAACACTATGAAATTAGAAGATTTTTTATTAAACGCATATAACGATGTTGCCATTGTTAATGCCCGTCGCGAAACAGAAGTTTATATTAAATATGATATTAATCCAGCTAAATATCTTAGCACCGATATTTTGAATAGAGAAATTAAGGCAATTAAAGCTGGTGATGGAGAGTTTAGGGTTTTACTTGAGGAGGGGGATGATGATTGATTTTTGGTTATCTAAAAATATTGCTGACACACTGTATGGCCTTATTGTTTTAGCTATGTTTTTTATAATAATATTTATTGTGAGTGCTATCAAAAGTGCATTTAACAGGCATAATAAAAAGAAATTTTATAAACAGTTTAAAGAGTCTAAGAGAAAGGATGATAAAAATGATTAAAGTTATAAAGCATGGCGTATTTAATTCGCGTACTTGCATTCGTTGTGGGTGTGTTTTTTCTTTTGAAAAAGAAGATGTGGAACTAAAAGAAATAAATGGATATTGGACTGGTGCAGTTACATGTCCGGAGTGTAAAGCAGACAATAAAGTAGAACGATGGTAGGAGGTACAAAATAATGGATAAATTATATTTGGTTCATGGAAATACTTGGTATGAGGGATATGGATATGATGAGCATTTTTATGGTGCGTTCACCGATAAAAAAATGGCTGAGAAAGTTAGGGCTGAAGTAACAGTGAAACTCTATGAGAAAGAAACACATAATATAAACACCCATGTTGAGAGTATTTCTGATATTGAAATTGATATTTTGGAAGTCGATGTGAATCAGGTTATTGATATAGATTTAGGAGGATACATTGAATGATTAAATTAGAAAATTGGACTGAGATTACAAAGGGATTATATAGATATGTAGTCTCAGCTAATGCTTGTTATGAGATACATATAATGTTTCATGACTTAAAAACTGATATATTATCAGCAAATTGCGATTTATATATTGTAGGAGAGTGGGTAGCTGAAGATGGTTCAGTATTCTTTGAAAGGGAACACTTACTTAATGGACCTTTGGCTGCGTGTTTGGAAAAAGCAGTAGAAGATGATAAGGAGAGTGGGGATAATGATTAAAATTATAGAACACGGAACCATTAGAAAGCAAAAATGTCAACGTTGTGGATGTTTATTCTCTTACGAAAATGAAGATATCAAGCATGGTACAAATTTTGCGTTGATTACTAGTTATAGTTGTGGTTACGACTATATAATCTGTCCACAATGTAAAGAAAAAATACAGTTAGGAGGATTAGATGATTAAAAAAATAATAGCCTCGATAATGTGTTCTTTTGTTAAGTTGTATTTTAAATTAGACAACGAATGCACTTGTTACTGTATTGGAACAAATGGTGACAATGATGATTATGATATTCATAGAAGGAGATATAAAAATGATTAAATTAGAAAACGTGGTTCTGGCAAGTCCAGAGCAGATGGAGTTTATTATTCAGGGGATGAGAAATCCTATGAATAGCTGGGAGAAAAGCGATAGCTATGTAAAGATTTGTAGAACTGGTTTCCATGAAGATAGACCTTGCAATCCGGAATGCTGTAATCCTAATTGTTCAGGTCCTTATATTAATAAAGAAATTGGACCAAATGATTTAGGATTAATGCAGCGCTTATCCAACGCAGGTACAGATCATAGAAAATTTATGAGAATGATGCCGGTGTATGTAAGAATTACTGCGCCTTTATATTGGTAGTTCTTTCTGCCAATGAAACACTTTGCCTAGTTATCGCTAGGGGTCACGCTAAATTTACATCTCCTATAATGAAAGGAGTGATTTATATGATAGCTAGAATGACATTAACAATCAACATTAATTCCAAAAAAGGCAAATATTTTGTGAATCGGATATTACCTAAATGTAAACATACGGTAACTATAAGATCAAGCAAAGTCTTAGATGGATATACTGATTATATAATGGACATTGAAGATTATTATATAGCGCAAGAATTATTAGAAAAGATTGAGTCCTAACATGGGCTCTTTCTTTTTATATTTTATAGCGTGGCTAACGGGGAACCACCCATTGGAATCCCGTGGGAAACATTTCAAAAATATATTTTCGCGAAGGTTACAAACTCTTTAATGAAAGAATATCGGACAAGGAGACCGGAGGAACAATATGTGAAAAAGCTCACAGGGGACAAGAGACTATTGGCTTAGGGCGTTGTGTGGGTCGCTAAATTGATATTATTCTTATAAATTATTAGATATCAATTATGATTTATAAGAAGTGGCGATAATGCATGTGGTCGGATAGTTGGACTACCCTACTAATCATAGGAAGCACTGATTAGGCGTATTCTTTTTTTATTTCGCGAAAATTACATGGTGTATTATGAGAGAATAGACTCGTGAAGACAAATGACACATGAATTTGTGGTTTGTATATTTTATACAAATTGAGAGAGGTGAGAAACCTGATATCGGATCATAGGAAAATGAGACTATGTGAACATAGCAAGTTCTATTCTTTTTTATTTTTTTTGAAATGAACCTGTAGAGGCTATCCCCTATGCCTTCCGGGCGGGGGAGTAGGGCTACTATTGATACGTAGCTGGGTTTTAGGAAACGAAGCTCATGAAAACCGAAATGGTGTCCTATTGTTTTTTTATTATTATGTGTTAGCGAGATTTACAACTCCTTTTATGAAAGGATGGTGATATTTTATGAGTAAAACTATCATACGTACATTCGATATATTTGAGCATAACGATGTTAAAATTAGGTTGGCAAGATATTTAAAATGTTTTAAAATAGCAAGCCGCTTAGGTATTGTTAACGGCAAGAAAAAAAATAAAGATTCTACCATAACGTTATACTTAGCTGGAAGCAAAATTAAAATATGTTTATATTACTTGCTAACGACGTCATCATCAGACAACAAAAATATATTGGATGCATTTAGAAGGATACACTATATCACTAAGTAAATAAGAGTAAATGCTCAATGCAGATATTACATTGGGCTTTTACTTTTAGATTTAAACACACAAAAAACAATAGTAAAAGATAGTCCATTAATGGGAAAGAATTTGATACTTATAAAGTTGGTACTGTTGCAAACTCTTGTAGTACCATGCACAAAATTCAGGAGAAAGAGTTTACGTTGGATGATTTTAGCTGCGAGCATTTGATTTCAGACTGGATCGGAGATAATAACGATGCTATCTGGTATAAAGACCCACCTAAAAATGGATCGATTGAATGCCCGATAATATTTTCTCCTCTGGATGCTTTAAGAATCACTATTGGAGTATTAAATACGAACCGAGAAGCTTATCTTAAAACAAAAGACAAAAAGTTCTGGTGGCAGATGATTCAACTTCTTCCAAGCAGCTATAACCAGACTCGTAATGTTATGTTAAACTATGAGGTGCTGGCAAATATTTATAAATCTCGTAAAGACCATAAGCTGGATGAATGGAGAGAATTCTGTTCATGGATTGAAACTTTATCTTATAGTGAGCTGATTATTGGTGAAACCCAGTTTCCGCTTAGCCCATTGTTAGTCAAAGAAAAAACTGATAATTCTAGGGGTACTGGATTGTGGCAGCCGGGAGATACTGATTAAATAGGAATGATATTTGAGAACTTATCGGCTATTGCGCAATATATTTAGTTCCGTAGTATTACATACTATAAACGATATGGATGTTGCTAAAGGACAAATAATTCGATTTGAAAGGGGTATTAAAAATGTTTAATGCTAAAACAAACAATTTCATAGTCAGTACATTCATTCTTATACTTCAGTCAATTTTTTTAAATAGTGTCGGAATACATAGCACTACGAATTGGCAATGGTGGGGTATAACATTATGTACAATAATGTTCGCCTTAGTTAAAAATAAGAGATAAAGAAAGGAGTAGGGGGGTACAGATGACAGTTATATATTTAATATTATTAATTATTTGCACGACCTGGTTACTTTCAAATTAAGGAGGATTTTATATTATGACGCATAATAAATATGACAATGATATTTTAAAGCAGCTTACAAGGATTGCCAACGCTTTAGACAGGATAGCTAAGAGATTACCAGAAGAATGTGATACAGCTGAGTACGCAAAAGAGAATCCAGATTGGACTGAGAAAATTGAAAAGATGGCTTCTGGTTATTATTTACAGGTAATAAGATGTAAAGACTGTAAATACTTCATGCCATTGGAAGATATGAAAAAAGACCCAGAATACAAGGATTACCCGTTTGATGCAGCAGAAAAAGTACATTCTGATGGTATATGTACAAATACTGATAAATGGGTTTACACAAGTGATTTCTGTAGTGAGGCTAAAAACTCGCAGTAAAAACATGTTCCTTAATGAATAAATTATAATCTAAGGAGGAATTATATTATGACATCAGAAGAAAGAATTGATGAACTTGAAAAGAGGGTTCGTATTATGGAAATGAAAAATGATAATCTGGGAAAGCGTTTAGACATCATGTCTGAGCAATTACAGATTGTTAATAATTCGTTAGTTCAAATATACGGCATTCTTGACCTTCAGGATAAAATCAATCGTATTAACATGATGACTAAACAGTAATAATTTATTAAAGCAAAGGGCTTGAGTCTTAGGACTTAGGCTCTTTCTTTTTATATTTAGGAGGTAATATTCAATGATGACACAGGAACAGATGGAAGTTGAAATCTTAAAGTTAGAAACAGAAAACGACGAGATTAAGAGGACTATATCAGAAATGCAGCAGGAAATAAAAAAGACATGCAGTTTACTTGAGCAATTAGCTGACTTAATGACTTCAGGAAAGTAGGTAATAATTATGGCAAAGAAAACAACAAAATTTATATTATTAGGATTAATGATTTCAGTTATTGCATGCACTTTAACTGGCTGTGAAATGTTTAACAGCGGCGTACAATCAATAAAAGGAAGTATTGAAGGAAATGAATATTTAGCTGAATTTTATACCAATAACGGTGAAAAATTCATGACTATGCATGGTGAGCGTATAGACCTTAATGCTAACACCGTAAGAGAATATGATTATGCTGAGGGTGGTTATAACAAAGTACAGTCATCAGTTGTAACAATCACCATAGACGGTAAAGAAGTGGAAAACTGTGGAAGTACAGTGATTTTTGCTGAGGAAGGACTTGAACCAGATGTAGACTTCGAGCAGCAGGATATTGAAAGTAATAGTACCGGGAATATAGGGGAACTCCCAATTGTAGCTAATACGGTAAATCGTTATAAGAATATGTTTGGTAAAGCGAGAACAGTAGTAATTCAATCACAACTTGGTGACCCAATATGTGCATATTCAGGAGATAGTGTTTATTACGAAGTTTGCGAGAAGTTACCTAAAACTACAAAGTTATCAATAGATGGTAAGGCTTTATATATACATAGAGCCAACTTTCAGATTATTGATAATGGCTTGCTGGATTGATAAGAAGGGATACTAATTATGGCAAAGATATTATTAAGTGAGAGTGATATGAAAGCACTGGAAAATGGTGAGATTGTAAGTGCTATGATTTATGGATATTTGGTAGGTATTCAGAAAGACACTAGAAAACCAGAAAAGAAAACAGAGGGGGTAGATGAATAATGTCTGATATTAAAAAATGTGATAGATGTGGAAAAACATATGAGTATGATTTTTCTGACAAACCAACTGATACTGAAACGAGATATCTAACTACCATTACTTTGAATGCAAAAGATTTGTGGAACCATGAATATCATAAAACTTATGATTTGTGTGCAGACTGCTGTGCATCTTTAATGAAATGGTTAAATTTTGATATGGCTGAGGAAAGGAAAGACTAATGATATGTGATTGGAATGAAGTATTTAACCCTACTCCTGAACAGAAAAAATATTATGAAGACGAATATAAAAAACTATTACAAAGCGCATATGATAAACATAAATGTTTTACATGCAGACATTATATTTCTGATGAACCTGAGCGAGACTTTATTCAACCTTGTCCCATATGTGAGATTACTGGTCATGCTGCTGTTAAAACTTGTGATGAATATGAAAGCAACAGCAAGGAGGAAATACAATGAAAGAGATGCTTAATCTATATTTTGCTAGTAAGGCTCTGAAATACAGGTTTGAGCCGGCTAGCGTTAGATACCGTTTATATTCTTGGTTAGTTCGTAAGACTGATTAACATACGCGACATATACTTATTATATTATGAGAAAATAATAAGGAGGATTTATATTATGCTTACATTTATGTTTGATAATGTTGAAGAATTAGTTAAATTCAGGGAGGAATGTATTGAAAAATACAATGAGGTTCCTAGAATTTCAGCGGTTTTTCATGGCAACGAACATACATATTTTGCAAGGGTTAATATGTAGTAATTATTAAAAGAAGGGGTCTTGGCATTTGCTGAGGCTTTTCTTTTTGCTCTGTCGGATATAGTCGTGTGAGATACATGGTGTGTTATGAATAAATAATATTTTAAGGAGGAGTAAATATGACAGATATTGAAAAGCAAATAGAGGCTATGGGATATGAAATTCGTGTTAGTGACATGTCTAATGAATATATTGTTTATGAAAATAAAAAAAGTGATCAAGAAGTAATCTTAGAATGGGATTACGAAGATCAGTATTGTATGATACATTCACAAACAATATCAAGAGAAAAAGATTGGATAGGACAGACACATCAAATGCCTATGCCATTAACTATTTGTGAAGCTGAAATATTTATGGCTAGACTTAAAGAATTACGAGAGTCCTAACAAGGGCTCTTTCTTTTTATATTTAGGAGGGTTTATGAATATAGTTAGTGGATATTGGAAGAGTATTGATGGCTCCGTTACGTACGGATATTGTACTTGTGGTAGAGAGGTAAAATCTACCAAAGAGGGAAGAGATGAAAAATGTCCTATGTGTGGAGCAAAAATTGTGTGGGATTTGGGTAATCCTGAGTTATGGATTGGACAGAAAAAGCAGTGATTTTATGGGTAACCAATTGGTTACTGATATGTTTTTTTGAAGAATTTTTATATGATTTTATATTTTTGAAAAATCGCATTTTTGACTGGTGTAACCGTTTGGTTACTCGATGGTATTTATTATGATACAAAAAGGCTAAAAAACGGCTATTTTTGGTCATTTTTGGCTATATTTTGCCTATTTTTGGCTAACATCGCATAATTAATACCAAAGTGTTAACCGACTGGTTACACCCCCTTATTACATAATAAAAAAATTAAATATATTAAAGGACTTTTTGCAGGTGTAACCAATTGGTTAATACCCCTTTATTTTTAGCACAAAGAAAGGAGAGTAACATGCATAACAACGAATATATAAGCGAAGTTGAGTTTATAGATATCTTTGCAGATAACTTAAGAGATATTATGTATGAAATGGATATAAGCGAAGGAGAGTTAGCAAGAAGGACTGGGTTATCCAAAATGGCAATCAGCAGGTATCTTAATAAAAAAAGAATGCCAACATTAAAAGCACTGGTAAATCTATCATATGTACTCTGTGTACCAATAACTGATTTAATACCAACATATGCAATGATTGATTAGAAGATATAATGGAGGATTTATATTTATGAAAAATAATGTAAGGGTAGAAATAATAGAAACTGGTGAAGTATTTGATTCTATAACGGCGTGTGCCAATTATATTGGAGGAAATGCAAGACATGCCAGTATTGTGAGTCGGAATCCGAGAATGACTTGCAAAGGCTATCATATAGTTCGAATAGATGAACCGATTCCCGAAATTGATTTATCGAGAAGTTTTGTCGGACGACCTGGAATTCGTGTAAGGATTGTTGAGACAGGCGATGAATTCGATTCAATCAAAGAGTGCGCAGAATTTATGAATTGTAGTAGTGGGAGAATACATGATGCTCTTACAGGTTACAATAATATTCATACATATAACGGTTATCATTTTACATATGTGTGAATTATATTTATGGGCTTTAGTGTGACAAACTAAGGCTCTTATTTTTTGCTTATGGTATTAATTATGCGAGCGTAAAAAACATGCCCTTTTATAGGAGAGATAACTAAAAACGCGCTATTTATATTTTTTTTGGAACGTACTCAGGCGACCTTCGGGCCCTGGGTCTTTTTATTTTTGTGACTAATTAATTGAGAGGAGAATAGTTATGAAAAAAGAAAGTGAATTCCAGGCAAGTCTTAAGAAAGAATTAAAAAAGATGTTTCCTGGATGTATTGTAACCAAATTAGATGCTGGTTGTATTCAAGGAATACCAGACCTACTTATTCTGTATGGAAAGCATTGGGCTACACTTGAAAATAAGAGGAGTGCTAATGCTAAGAAAAGACCTAATCAGGATTTTTATGTCAATAAGATGAATGATATGTCGTTTTCCAGATTTATATATCCAGAGAATAAGGAGGAAGTATTAAATGAACTTCGTAAAGCATTTGAATCTTGAAGGATTACATGCACCATTTAGTGCAAGTCAATCAGCATGGCTACGATATTCTGATGATAAGGCAATTGCTGTTTATAGAAAAAAGAAAGCAGCAGAGATGGGAACCAGACTTCATGCATGGGCTAAAGACACAATTGATCTAGGTATTAAACAGGCAAGGAGTAATAAAACACTATGTGCATATGTCAATGATGCAATTGGTTTTCGGATGAACACTGAAGTAGTTTTATATTATTCAGATTATTTCTTTGGAACGGCAGATGCTATATCTTTTAATAAAAATGTATTGAGAATACATGATTTAAAAACTGGCGATTCAGGACATATGGAACAGCTTATGGTTTATGCTGCGTTGTTCTGTTTGGAATACAGAGTGAAGCCTGGTGATATTAGGATAGAGCTTCGTCTTTATAAAAATGATGAGGTCGAAGTATTTAATCCTACAGCAGAAGATATTTTACCAATCATGGATAAAATTGTTAGTCTTAATAAAATTATGGAAGAAATTGACGAGGGGGTAAGATAACATGAATTCAGTAGCAGAAGAGATTCTTTCCTATATGGGAAGTCAAGCATTCAGTGAAGAAGATTTTCTTGCTCATTATGGAATGCCTCGTCGAAGTGGAAGATATCCATGGGGCTCGGGAGAGGAGCCATTTCAGCATAGCGGAGATTTCTTATCAAGAGTAGAAGAGATGAGAAAATCTAAGTTTACTTATACTGATGAAGATGGTGTGAAATGGACTGGCGACAATGCAATAGCTAAATCTCTTGGGTACACTTCAAGCGATTTTAGAACTGTATGTGCCATCGCTAATAATGAGCGTAGAGCCGTAAAAGTTGCTGCCGCTAAAGCATTAAAAGAAAAAGGATTTAATGCAACTGAAATTGGTAGGCAGATGGGAATTAATGAATCGTCTGTCAGGTCTTTACTCGATGAAAAAGCAGAAGAGAGAATGAACCAGGCTAGAGCAACTGCTGATTTTTTAAAAGAACAAGTTGATAAAAAGAAAATGATAGATGTTGGTTCAAAAGCCAACCTTGAATTAAATGTTTCTAAAGAGAAAATGGATCAGGCTCTTTATATGTTGCAGGCAGAAGGTGGTTATGAAATCTGGGGAAATAGATTTCCACAGGCAACTAATAAAGGACAGTTGACAACTCAGAAGGTTCTGTGTGTTCCTGGAACACCACACAGCGCCATATACGATTTTGGTAAGGTTCAGACTATTGGCGATTATATTACTAGAGATGATGGAAAAACATTTGAAAAGAAGTTTCATTATCCTGAGAGTTTAAATTCTAAGCGTCTTGAAATCTGTTATGCAGAAGATGGTGGTATAAAGAAAGATGGTCTTATTGAACTTAGAAGAAATGTTCCAGACCTTTCATTAGGAGAGTCTCGATATTCTCAGGTTCGTATTATGGTGGATGGTAAGAAATATATAAAAGGAATGGCAGTATATGCTGATGACTTACCAGAAGGCATAGACGTTAGATTTAACACCAATAAATCAAACAAGTTATCTAAGCTGGAATGTCTCAAGGATGTTAAGAGCGACCCAGACAATCCTTTTGGAGCCCTCATCAAAGAAGAAGGCGGACAGTATTGGTATACAGATTCAAAGGGTAAAAAGAAGCTTGGGTTAATTAATAAAACAAGAGAAGAAGGAGAATGGGAAGAATGGAAAGATTCTTTGCCATCTCAGTTCTTGTCAAAACAGAATAAGGTATTAGCTGAGAAACAGCTAGGAATTGCCAAGGCAGATAAGCAGTCTGAGTTTGATGACATAATGGCATTGAACAATCCTACTATTAAAAAATATTATCTTGATAAATTTGCATCATCATGCGACTCAGCAGCAGTGCATTTACAGGCAGCTGCATTGCCAGGTCAGAAGTATCACGTAATATTACCATTAACTACAATGAGCGATAGAGAAGCTTATGCTCCTGATTATGCTGATGGAACTAAACTTGCATTGGTAAGATACCCGCATGGTGGAACATTTGAAATACCGATAGTTACTGTTAATAATAGAAATAAAGAAGCTATTAAGATGATTGGTAAGTCTTCAACAGATGCTATAGGTATTAGTGCTAATGTCGCAGGAAGATTATCTGGTGCAGATTTTGATGGCGATACTGTTATGTGTATTCCAACCCATGATAGGGGCGGAAAAGTAAAAATTACATCTACTCCAGAATTAAAAGACTTAGAGGGATTTGACCCTAAGCTTAATTACGGTGGAGAATGTAGAAAAGATAGTGATGGTAAAGAGCATTATTATCGTAATGGTAGAGAGTATCGTCTGATGACAAAGACTGATACTGAGATGGGAAAGATTTCCAATCTTATTACTGATATGACCCTGATTGGTGCAACTGAAGATGAACTTGCGAGGGCAGTAAAGCATTCAATGGTTGTCATTGATGCGGAAAAGCATCATCTGGATTACAAGCAGAGTGAGCTTGATAATAATATTGTTGCACTTAAGAAGAAGTATCAGGGCAAAGCTCAAGGTGGTGCTGCTACAATTATCTCACGATCAAAAGGTGAGTATGATGTAGATAAAAGACAAGGCACTCCTCGTACTAATCTTAAGCGTAACGAGTATAAGAATAATCCAGAAAAGGGAGACATTTGGTATGACCCAAGTCGACCTGAAGGTGCTCTTCTATATAAGAGGGCTGATGATGCCGATTATCAGATAACCAAGGTTAATAAGAGAACTGGCGAGGTAACCACTATCACTAAAACCCGCCAACAGAAGAGTACTAAGATGGCTGAGACAGATGATGCCAATACACTAGTATCTACTCATCGCCATCCTATGGAATTAGTGTATGCTGATTATGCTAATGCAATGAAAGATATGGCTAACAAGGCTAGAATTGCTATAGCAGATACAGGTAAAGTGGCATACAGTAGAGAGGCTAAGAGTAAGTATGAGGGAGAGGTAAAATCTCTTTTAGAAAAACTTAACAATGCTGAAAAGAATGCTGTTAGAGAGAGAGCCGCACAGAGAATTGCTAATGCCAACATAAATGAGAAATTAGAAGCTAATCCTGACATGAAAGCTAAAGATAAAAAGAAAGTTTCTCAGCAGGCTTTAAGTAAAGCAAGACTTGACGTTGGTTCTGTTAAGAGACGAGATAGAAACATAGTAATCACTGATAATGAATGGGAAGCTATTCAGGCAGGTGCTGTGAGTGAAACGATTCTTAAACGAATACTAAATAATTCGGACCCAGATTCGTTGAGAGCAAAGGCAATGCCTAAAGAATCATCAGCCTTATCAGATGTTAAGATAGCCAGAATTAAAGCGATGTCTGCTTCATACACAATTGCACAGATAGCTGATAAACTTGGCTATTCAACATCAACAATTTCTAAAGCTTTGAAAGGAGGAAATTAAGCATGACTAAAACATCTAATGATTGTAGATTGACTACATTTGACAATCCTTACAATCCATTTACACAGTTTGCTGAATGGTTGTTGTTTGACAATTCAAAAGATTACTTTACATTAAACAAACTTGCTAGAATTGAACAAGTTGATGAAAGTATGTCTGAGAATGAAATAAACATTGAACATGAAAGAGCAATTGATGAAATCATACAGAACGATTTCCTCAACATCTATAAAAAAGTGTACAGAAATGAAGAAATAAATGAACAGATTGCATGATATATGTGTAAAAGCATAGAGGGGGGTCTAAAAAATGAACACCCCCTCCCATCATCGCGCCGGTCTTTATATTTTCCCCGGAGGGAATTTTCGAAAAAGCAAATCCATTTTTTTAGACAGCATTTAAAAGAACCTATAATATTTAAAGCATTTAGTACAAGTTGTAAGTCACCTCTCGATTATATTTTATTGCGCCATGATGTAAATTCTCCTTTCTTTGGGTATTATAGGTTCTTTTAAGTGCTGTCTTATCATTTATAAAGACTACAAAACTAACTGAGAAGTATAAGAAAGGAGGCGGTAAGGATGCCCAAAGTCAAGAATTCTGATACTCAAAGAAGAATGCGTCCGGCATTAACACCAGAAGCACGAGAGAATCAGCTCATTTCTTTAGCTGTAGACCTTGCCGAAAAGCAGTTAAGAGAGGGGACAGCTTCATCTCAGGTGATTACACATTATTTGAAGATGGGTTCTCCAAGTGAACGACTCAAAAGAGAACAAATGGAAGAAGAGAACGAGCTACTTAAGGCTAAGACCAAAGCCATCAGAGAGTCAGGAGACATGTCTGTAATGTATGAAAAAGCTGTAAAGGCAATGCAGTCGTATTCTGGAAAGGATGAAGATGAGTAGGATTCTTTCATATTCGGAACTAATTACTATCCCCACTTTTGAGGAGCGATTTGAATATCTCAGTTTGAATGGACGAGTTGGTGATGCAACATTTGGATTTGATAGATATCTAAATCAGGCATTTTACAAGTCTAAAGAGTGGCAGCGTATACGGGATTTTGTGATAATCCGAGATAATGGTTGTGATTTGGCTTTTTCTGGTAGGGAGATTTATGAGCAAATAATTATTCATCATCTTAATCCTTTGACTAAAGAAGATGTAATTCAGCATACGAGAAAATTACTTGATCCAGAAAATCTTGTATGTACGATTAAACAGACTCATGATGCGATTCACTATGGAGATAAAAATTTATTAATGAAGAATCCAGTTGAACGAAAAATAAACGACACATGTCCTTGGAGACATTAACGGAGGAGATATGACAGATAGTATATTAAATTCAATCAAAGGATTACTATATATAGATGAATCTGAAAAAGGATTTGATAGTGACATAATTATGCATATCAATTCTGTATTCATGGTGCTTAATCAGCTTGGCGTCGGTCCAGATGAAGGATTTACAATAAGCGACGATTCAGCAACATGGTCAGATTTTCTTGGCGAAGATAAATCATTAGAAGGTGTAAAGACCTATGTTTATATGAAGGTTAGAATGATTTTTGACCCGCCGACTAGCAGTTCAGTAATGGATTCTATGAAGCGGTCAATTGATGAATTTGAATGGCGATTAAACGTTGCCGTATCAAATAAAAAGTAGGAGGCTCAAAATGGAAAACGAATTATACCATCATGGCGTCCTAGGTCAGAAATGGGGCGTAAGAAGATACCAGAATAAAGATGGAAGTCTTACTATGGCTGGAAAGAAGCGTGCGTTGCGAATCCAGAATGACTATACAGAACTTACTAATAATAAGAAGTATAGAGACCGTAATGGTAATATGACATATGCTGGTCGTAAAAAGGCTCTTGCTTTACAGAATGAATATACAAATGTTACTGGTAAAAAACACCTTATAGCATTCAATAATAAGACTGGTGCAAACAAGCAGCCTCATCAGAAGAGTATTAGTGAGATGAGTAATCAGGAATTACAGGCAAAGGTCGATAGACTTCGATTAGAGAAGCAATTAAAAGACCTTACACCAGAGTATAAAACAGCTGGTCAGAAATTTGTCGGCTTTGTCAAGGACACATCAATGTCCATAATTAAGGATAAGGGAACTAGAATACTTGGTGATTATGTCGATAAGCAGGTTCGAGATGCTATAGGACTTAATAAGAAAGACCCATTAACCAAATCTCAGAAACTTGCTCAGGATGCCAAAGATGCGGCAAACAAGAAAGTAATTGCTCAGGTTGAAGATTACTTTAAAGAGCGAGATAAAGGTAAGAATACCGCAACTGAGACTAAGAAAGATTCTGGATATACTATGACAGAAGTTCGGAAGAAAGAACATGATGCATTATTTGGTAATCATGAAACAAAAACCGAATCAGATGCTGAAAAGCGCAAAAGAGAAGATGACCGATTGTTCTCAGGAAGATATGTAGATTAAGGAGAATATATGGCGTTATCAAATACAGCCACACCGATTTATTATGGCAGGTTTCGAGATGCCGTAATTAGAGGCGAAATACCAGTATGCGAGGAAATTTCTATGGAGATGAATCGTATAGATGCTCTTATAGCAAATCCTGGTGTATGGTATGACGATAAAGCGGTAAATGGCTTTATAAAGTATTGTGAGAGTGAACTCACATTAACTAATGGTGATGATTTATTTCTTCTTGATTCATTTAAGCTGTGGGCTGAGGAAATTTTTGGTTGGTATTATTATATAGAACGAAGTATTTATGTACCAGACAAAGATAATCATGGCGGACATTACGAGAAGAAAATCATAAGAAAAAGGCTTATAAATAAGCAGTATTTAATTGTTGCCAGAGGTGCAGCTAAGTCAATGTATGCATCATGCATACAAAATTATTTCTTGAATGTAGATACATCTACATCTCATCAGATAACAACAGCCCCAACAATGGCCCAGGCAGAAGAGGTTATGTCGCCTTTTAGAACAGCCATAACAAGAGCCAGAGGTCCATTATATCAATTCTTAACAGAAGGTTCATTGCAGAACACAACCGGTTCAAAAGCTAACCGAGTTAAACTAGCAAGTACTAAGAAGGGCATACAGAATTTCCTTACAGGCTCATTGCTAGAAGTAAGACCTATGTCAATCGATAAATTGCAGGGATTACGAGTTAAAGTGGCCACTGTCGACGAATGGCTTTCTGGTGATGTTAGAGAAGATGTTGTTGAGACACTTGAACAGGGAGCTGCAAAGGAACAGGGTGGTGGACAGAATGACGATTATTTAATAGTCGCCATTAGTTCCGAAGGTACTGTTCGTAATGGTTCTGGCGATTCAATCAAAATGGAGTTAATGAAAATCCTTAAGGGAGAACATAATGCTCCTCATACATCTATTTTCTGGTACAAGCTCGACAGCATTGATGAAGTAGGTGACCCGTCTAAGTGGCCCAAAGCCAATCCTAATCTGGATAAGACCGTTACATATGAGACATATCAAGAAGCGGTCGAAACAGCTGAAAAAAATCCTGCTAAGAGAAACGATATACTTGCAAAGCGATTCGGACTTCCGATGGAAGGTTATACGTATTACTTTACATATGAAGAAACTCTTCCACATAGAAAGAAGGAATTTTGGCAGATGCCTTGTGCGTTGGGAGCAGACCTTTCTCAAGGCGACGATTTCTGTGCTTTTACATTTCTATTTCCTCTATCCAGCGGTTCATTCGGAGTTAAAACCCGTAACTATATAACAGAATTAACATTAAAAAAACTACCTTTGGCTCTTAGGAATAAATATGAAGAGTTTATTAATGAAGGTAGTCTTATTGTTATGCCTGGAAATATCTTAGACATGATGCAGGTTTATGATGATTTGGATGAGTTCATAATTCGAACCGCTTATGACGTAAGATGCTTCGGTTATGACCCATATAATGCTAAAGAGTTTGTGGAACGATGGGAACGAGAAAATGGAGCATACGGAATAGAAAAAGTTATACAGGGAGCTAAGACTGAATCTGTACCATTAGGGGAGTTAAAGAAATTAGCTGAAGAAAGAATGTTGCTGTTCGACGAGGGGTTGATGACATTCACAATGGGAAATTGTATCACCATCGAAGATACCAATGGTAACCGTAAATTATATAAAAACAGATACGATGCCAAGATTGACGCTGTGGCTGCAATGATGGATGCATTTGTAGCATATAAGCACAATCGTGAGGCTTTTGAGTAGGAGACAAATTAAATGGAGTTATCTATTACTGATAGAATGAAGCACGCATTTAATGCGTTTATGAATCGAGACCCTACAGCTTATTATAATAGGAATCTTGGTTCTAGTTATTCCATACGACCCGACCGACCGAGATTAAGTCGTGGAAATGAGCGTTCAATTATTACTGCAATATTCAATCGAATAGCGATGGATGTGGCGGCAATAGATATAATGCATTGCAGATTGGATGAGAACAATCGATTCATAGAAAAAATCGATTCTGGACTCAACAATTGTTTGAATCTGGAAGCAAATGTAGACCAGAGTGGACGAGCATTTATACAGGATGCAGTTATGTCTATGTTGGATGAGGGTGTGGTTGCACTTGTTCCAGTTGACACAGATTTGAATCCAGCAAGCACTGATTCATATGACATACTTACAATGAGAACTGGAAAGATTCTTGAATGGTATCCAGCACATGTCAAAGTAAGGCTTTACAATGACCGTACTGGAGAGAAAGAAGACCTTATGCTGGCTAAGCGAGACGTGGCAATTATTGAAAATCCATTATTTGCCATAGTCAATGAGCCTAATTCAACGATGCAGCGACTTATGAGAAAATTAAGTTTACTAGATGTGACAGATGAACAAACGGCATCAGGAAAGCTGGATTTAATCATTCAGTTGCCGTATGTAGTCAAGTCAGAAGCTAGGCGTGAACAGGCTAATCAGCGTCGAAAAGATATAGAACAACAGTTGGCAGAAGGTAAATATGGAATTGCATATACCGATGGTACCGAGAAAATCACTCAGCTTAACCGTTCAGTAGAAAACAATCTCATGAAACAAGTCGAATACCTGACTAATATGGTATACAGTCAAATAGGCATTACCCAGTCAGTTTTAGACGGAACTGCTGATGAAAAAACAATGCTTAACTATAACAACCGAACAGTCGAACCGATTGTATCGGCTATCGTCGATGAGCTGAAGCGTAAGTTCCTTACAAAAACAGCTCGTACTCAGCTGCAATCAATATCGTTCTTTAGAGACCCATTTAAACTGGTTCCAGTAAACGATATTGCTGAAATCGCAGATAAATTCACTAGAAATGAAATTATGACTTCAAATGAAATTCGCCAGATTGTTGGAATGAAGCCTTCTAATGACCCTAAGGCGGACCAGCTTATTAATAGTAACATTAGTCAGGCTAAAGAAGATAATGTTCCTAGTGAGGGAAATGAAGAATATGGAGAAGGAGGAAAAAGTCAAAATGAGTAACTACGATTTTAGTGGCTATGCTACTAGAAATGACTTGCTGTGTCAGGATGGTCGAACAATACGACAGAATGCATTCGTTGATAACGATGGCTGTGAGGTTCCGCTTGTGTGGAACCATGAACACAATGACCCTAATGCTGTATTAGGACATGCGGTATTGGAAAATCGTAAAGATGGTGTTTATGCATACGGTATATTCAATGATGCTGAACAGGGTCAGATGGCGAAGAAACTGGTTCAGAAAGGCGATGTTAAATCATTGTCGATATGGGCAGATCAGTTAAAGCAGATAGGTAATGATGTAATCCACGGAAACATCAGGGAACTCAGTCTTGTATTGGCTGGAGCGAACCCAGGTGCGTACGTGGATTTTGTTATGGCTCACAGTGTTGAGGAAGAGGATACATTATACGCTTCGTATGATGAGAATATCATGCTTTATCACTCGGCTGATGAGTCAGAGAAAAAGGAGGACAAGCAGGAAATGGCAGACAACGCAAAGTCACAGGAAGACAACAGTGATGATAAGACTGTTAAAGATGTAATCAAGACAATGAATGAAGAACAGAAGAATGTTCTTTATACACTTATTGGAATGGCTCGAGAAGATGGAGCTGATGATGAAGATGAAAAAGGAGGAAATGGAAACATGAAACATAATGTTTTCGACAATGAAGGTGATACAAGACAGTCTAATGTTCTTAGTCACTCAGATGAGCAGCAGATTATTTCACTTGCTAAGCAGACAGGTGTTGGAAGTCTTAAAGCTGCTATGGAAATCTTTGCAGAAGAGAGCGGTACATTAGCTCATGGTGTGTTTGGAGATGAAACAGAGAAGTTATTCCCAGAATATGAGCTTCTTAAGAAGGGTGAGCCAGAAACACTCGAGAGAGATCAGAGCTGGATTGGACATGTAATTTCTGGTATTCATAAGAGTCCAATTAGTAGAATCAGAACAAGACAGGCTGATGCTCGTATTGCTGAACTCAGAGCCAAGGGATATCAGAAGAAGGGTTCTTATAAGCAGGAAATGGCTGACATCAAGCTTATTGGAAGAACAACCGATCCACAGACAATATTTATCAAAGCAGATATGCACAGAGATGATATTACTGATATCGTAGATTTTGATGTTGTAGGATATCAGTGGAGACTCATGAGACATATTCTTGATGAGGAACTTGCTCTTGCTGCTTTAATTGGTGATAGTAGAGATGAGGCTGACCCAGATAAAATTCACGAAGAGCATATTCGTTCTATTTGGAATGATAATGATCTTTATTGTATTCATCAGTCAATCGACTATGAAGAAATGAAGACAAAGCTCAATGGTACTAATACTGGAGCTAACTTCGGAGAAGAATACATTAAGGCTGAAGCAACAATTGCCGCAGCACTTTATGCAAGAGAAAAGTATAAGGGTTCGGGTAGCCTTGATTACTACTGCACACCACATGCACTTAATGTTATGTTACTCGCTAGAGATCTTAACGGTAGAAGAATCTACTCTTCAAAGGCTGACCTTGCCGCAGCACTTAATGTAGAGAATATCTACACTGTAGAGCAGTTTGAGGGAAAGACAAGAGAGGCAACTTCAGGCGGAACTAAGAAGCTTGTAGGTCTCTTTGTTAATCTTGGAGACTATCAGTTCGGTTCTACAAAGGGTGGTGAAATCACAAAGTTTGACGACTTTGATATGGATTTCAATAGATACAAGTATATGCTTGAAACAAGACTTTCAGGTTCATTAACAAAGCTGTATTCAGCTATTGCACTTGAAGAAGATGCCTAATAAGTCTAAAAAAGTAAAGAAGTAGGAGGAAGAATGATGGATAGAGTATTTCACCATGATGACAGCATGTATGTTGCTGCAAATAAGGTCTATACAAAGGCTGACGGAGTTGCTTATTCGGATACGGAGTGCAAGGTATCAATTGATGCTGAAACTCTTGAAAAGCTGTTCTTAGAAGGAATGGTTGTAGTAGTGGATGGCGCTTCTTATAAGCCAATCAGCTGCAAAGTTGCGTCAGAGGTAGCAACAGTTACATATGTAACAGCTGACAGTTCTGCGGCCACAACAGCTAAGCTCGCAACAGTTAAGTCTAAGTAGTCGGAGGATAAAAAGATGGGTAAATGGACTGGAAAGGTCGGATTTGCAGTTAACGGTGAAGTTGAGCCTGGATTATGGGTAGATGAAGTAGTTGAGAAAGTGTATAAAGGCGAACTGCTTAGTGATAGATGGAGACGACAGAATTCCATTGGAATTAATGACAACATCAACTTATTGAATTCCATAAGCATAATTGCAAATCCATATGCTTTTGAGCATTGCTCATCGATTGTTTATGTTGAAATCAAGGGGGAGAAATGGAAAGTGACTGATATAGATGCTTCCACTCCTCCTAGATTAATACTGACTGTAGGGGGTGTATACAATGGCGAGCAGGCTTGAATTGCAGACAAAACTTGAAGAGTTATTGGGAACTAGGCATGTGTATTATCAACCCCCCGCCTCAGTCAAAATGGAGTATCCAGCTATAGTGTATTCACTGAACAACAGAGATATAAGAAAAGCGGATAACTCAGTATATACAACAAACACAAGATATACAGTCACGGTAATTGATAAACGACCAGATAATTCAGTAATCGATAAGTTACTAGGATTACAGTATTGCTCATATGACAGGCAGTATATAGCTGACAACCTTTACCATGATGTATTAACACTATATTTTTAATGGAGGAACATAAATGGCTAAGTTAAAATGGGACGTTTCTGGGGAACGTTTATATGAAACAGGTATTAGCAATGGTGTATTATACGTTCAGGACGAGAACGGAAAATATCCAAAGGGCGTTGCTTGGAATGGTTTAACAGCAGTTACAGAGAGTCCATCTGGAGCTGAATCAACAGCATTATATGCTGACAACATCAAGTATCTTAACCTCTTATCAACAGAGGAATTTGGTGCAACAATTGAAGCTTATCAGTCACCAGTTGAATTTGATGAGTGTGATGGTTCAAAGGCTGTCGTTGATGGTGTTACATTTGGTCAGCAGGATAGAAAGCAGTTTGGTCTTGCTTATAAGACAATTCTTGGTAACGATATTGATAAGAATAATCACGGCTATAAGTTACATATCGTATATGGAGCTTTAGCTGCACCATCAGAGAGAGCTTACAATACCGTTAATGATAGCCCAGATGCTACTACATTATCATGGGAGATTTCAACAACTCCTGTTGAGGTTGATGGCTTTAAGCCAACAGCAACAGTTACTATTGACAGCACAAAGGTTGACGCTCAGAAGCTTAAGAAGCTTGAAGACATTCTCTTCGGTGCAGATGCCGGAGATGGTCCAAGACTTCCGCTTCCTGATGAAATAGTAACTCTCATGAAAGCAGCAGAATAATAAGAATATTATGATCATTTTTGACTCCGCTTGAAATATAGCGGGGTCTTTTTTATTTAGGAAGGAGAATTTACGATATGTTAAAGATTACAAAAACATATGAAGATTGGAATGATACAGAAAGAACCGAGGACTTTTATTTTAATCTTACTGAGGCCGAGATTACAGAGCTTCAGATTGGTACAGTTGGCGGATTCGCAGAAACAATTGAGAAGATAGTTAATGCAAAGGACCAGTCGGAACTTATTAAGATTTTCAAGGAACTTGTTCTTATGGCATACGGTAAGAAATCAGCAGATGGTAAGAGATTTATGAAAGATGATGATACTAAGAAGGAATTTGTGGAGAATCCAGCTTATTCTATTATCTTCATGGAACTGGTATCAGATGCAGAAAAGGCTGCTGAATTCATTAACGGCATTATGCCAAAGAGTATCGATAAAGCCGAACTCCAGAAGAAAACTAAGGAGTTAATGGCTAAGTATAACTAAGAAAAATCAGGGAGGTAAGAGATATGCTTCAGATAGTTGTTCCACCACCTTTATTAGAAGAATGGGATGAGTTGAGGGAAGAATTTGTATATCACGAATCTGGTAAGCCGTATGTGCTACAACTTGAACATTCTCTTATCTCGCTTTCAAAATGGGAAGAAAGGCATTGTAAGCCATTCATATCATCAGAGAAAAACGAAGAAGAGAATCTGGATTACATTCGATGTATGACACTTACACCGCATGTTCCTGATGAAATATATGACCGCTTAACAAAAGAAAATATAAAAGAAATTTTAGACTACATTGAAGCTCCGATGACTGCCACTACTTTTTCAGATAGAGGGCCTAAAACCCCTAGCCGAGAAAAAGTGACCGCGGAGCTTATTTATTATTGGATGATTAAATGTCAGATACCTATTGAGTTTCAGAAATGGCATCTCAATAAGTTAATAACATTAATACGGGTTTGTGAAGTAAAAGATTCACCACCTAAGAAGCATAGTCAACGGGAATTACTTAATCATCATGCTGCTGTAAATGCAGCAAGACGAAAAGCACACACGAAAGGATGATTATTATGGAATTTTATGGAATTGATGTATCACATTATCAGGGAAATATAGATTGGAACGCAGTAGCTAAGACTGGTATTAATTTTGCATTTGTTAAGGCTGGCGGTTCTGAAGATGGAATTTATACAGAATCAATGTTTGAAAAGAATTATGCAGGAGCAAAAGCTGCCGGATTAAATGTAGGAGCCTATTATTTTCCAGGACCGAATTTTACATCAGAAGAAGCAGGAATCGCTGATGCTAGACGTTTCTTGGATATTATTGCTGGTAAGAAATTTGAAATGCCAGTTGCTATCGATTTGGAAGGTACTGAACCAGAAGATAAAGATGGTGCTACCGTAGCTACCATAGCATTTTGCAAGGTTATGGAAGCTGCTGGTTATTATGCAATGATTTATGGCGGCGACATATTCAGCTTCAAAGACCGCTTAAATCTTGATAGATTAGACGAGTTCGATAAGTGGGTTGCTAGATATGGCTCAGAACCACAGTATGTAAAGGAATATGGCATTTGGCAGTATTCATCAACTGATTATATTGATGGTATTACAGAAAATACCGTCGACAAGGATGTAGCATATAAGAACTATCCAGAGATTATCAAGAATGCAGGACTTAATGGTTTTTCATCAGATGCTGTAGATGAACCAGAAAATGAGACTCCAGATGAACCTGATATTGAAGAGCCAGAAGAATCGTCAGATGAACCAGTCACTTATGTAATACAGTCTGGTGACACATTATCTGAAATTGCTGCAAGATACAATACAACGGTAGATGAACTGGTTGAATTAAATGGAATTGATAACCCGGATTTAATTTATTCTGGAAATGAAATCACTGTTAAGGCAGGTTCTTCTAGGGATGATGACTGTGATGTAGTATATCAGGTTAGACCTGGTGACACATTATCTGAAATTGCTGCAAGATACAATACAACAGTTGGGAGATTAGTAGAGGTTAATGGAATTGATAACCCAGATTTAATTTACCCTGACACTATATTAAAAATTAAATAATAAAGGTATAACTATGATTAGCTTCAGACAAAAGGGCGACTTTTCGAAGTTGAATAAATACTTTGAAAGGGTTAGAGAGGCTGCTCGAATCGGCGTATTAGACAAGTATGGTCGAGAGGGAGTGGCAGCCCTTGCGTCTGCTACACCTATAGACACAGGAGTAACCGCCAATTCGTGGTATTACGAGATAAATCGTCAAAATGGAAGTGTTTCAATCGAGTTTAAAAATTCGAATATAAACAATGGCGTTCCTATAGCAATAATTTTGCAATATGGACATGCCACTGGAAACGGAGGCTGGGTTCAGGGTCGAGATTATATTAATCCTGCTATCCAGCCTATTTTTGACACAATCGCAGATAACGCTTGGAGGGAGGTTACTAAAGCATGAGTAGCAAAGAAGTTGACGAGCGTGTCGTCGAAATGCGGTTTGATAATGCTCAGTTTGAGAAAAATGTTCAGACGAGTATGTCAACATTAGATAAGTTAAAAGCCAAACTTAATTTTAATGGTGTTTCTAAAGGACTTGAAGACGTTGGAAATGCTACTAAAAAACTTGAGTTTTCAGGTGTGGCTTCTGGTATAGAAGCAGTACAGGCGAAGTTCTCAGCAATGGAAGTAATAGGTGTTACTGCATTGGCTAATATAACTAATTCTGCGGTTAATGCTGGAAAGAGAATTGCATCAGCTATAACCATTGACCCAGTTCGAGATGGTTTTAACGAGTATGAAACTCAGATGAACGCAGTTCAGACGATTCTGGCGAATACTCAGAAAGAGGGAACAAATGTAAAACAGGTTAATGCCGCACTTGACCAGTTAAATACTTACGCTGATAAGACCATATATAATTTTACGGAGATGACACGTAATATCGGTACTTTCACAGCAGCAGGTGTTAAGTTGGATGCTTCCGTGTCGGCCATTCAGGGTATAGCCAATCTAGCCGCAGTGTCAGGTTCAACATCTCAACAGGCGTCTACTGCTATGTATCAGCTTTCACAGGCTTTGGCATCTGGTACAGTTAAACTTATGGACTGGAATTCAGTTGTTAATGCCGGCATGGGCGGTCAGGTATTTCAGGACGCATTAATAAGAACATCTGAAAAACTGGGAACAGGTGCACAAGCATATATTGATGCTGCTGGTTCATTTAGAGAATCACTGTCAAAGGGTTGGTTGACGACAGATGTTCTGACCGAGACTTTAGATATGTTTTCTACAGCCGCTGATACTGAAGAAGAATATGCAGCTGCTATTCAGAAGTTTGTTGATGAAGGATATTCAGAAGAACAGGCTATAGATATGGCCAATATGGCTAAAACTGCTGGTGAAGCAGCAACAAAGGTCAAGACATTTACACAGCTTATAGACACACTCAAAGAGGCACTTGGTTCTGGCTGGACAACGACCTGGCGATTAATAATTGGCGACTTTGAAGAGGCTAAGGAACTCTGGACAAATGTTTCAGATGTTCTTAGCAAGTTAATCAACAACGCTTCAGAGGCAAGAAATAAATTAGTAGAGGGAGTTATGTCTTTTAATCCTTTTACTAATATGCTTAATAAACTAGAGAATTCTGACGTTGGAAAAACTGTTAAACAGATAAATAATTTAGCAAATAGTCTCGAATATTATCAGAAAGTAGTAACTGATGTATGGAGAGGCGATTATAAGAATTCCGATACAGGACGATATGAATTGCTTGATGAAACCGGATATAATCATCAAGTTATACAGGATTTAGTTAATAAAGGTTATGAATACGAACTTACAGTAGAAGATGTGCAGGAATCAGAAGCTAAGTTTGCAGATTCATTAGGGGACTCTACTGAAGAAATTCAAAATGAATCTAAGCAATTGGCGAAGCTTTCAGATGAACAGTTAAGAAATGCTGGTTTGACCGATGACGAGATTTCTATGTATAGAGATTTGGAAAAACAGTCTGAGAAAACTGGCAAATCTATAGAAGAACTCATTAACGATATGAGCGCAAAGGATGGTAGAACTTTATTATGGGATGGACTTGGTAATATTGGAGAAACTCTCATAATTACATTTACAGCTATAAAGGACGCATTCTCTGAGATATTCCCAGCGCCATCCGTTGCTAAGATTTATGGCGTTATCGATGGATTTAATGCACTCACTGAAAAGATGAAAGAATTCAGTAGCACACATGCATACGATGTAGAGCAGACTTTCAAAGGATTGTTTGCTGTAATTGATATTGTGCGAATGGTTTTAAGTTCTGGTCTTACAGTTGCATTTAAAGCATTGAAAGGAATCCTTAGTGCATTTGATATAGACATCATTGAATTTACAGGTTATATAGGTGAAGCGCTTGTTAATCTTCGTAATTGGTTGAAAAATAATGATTACATCGAAAAATCTTTCAAGAAAGTAGGAGAAGGATTAAAAGTTGTAATCGACGGAATAAAGAAACTTTTAGATTATCTTGGTGAGTCACCTAAGATTCAAAAGTTTATAGATACAATTAAGAATATTGACCTTTCAGAAGCTGGCGAATTTATTATAGCTGGATTGAAGAAAGGGTTGTCTATAGGTTTATCTATTATTCCAGATACAATGAAAGAGATAGCTGATAAATTGTTATCTAAATTCAGAGAAGTTCTTGGCATTCATTCACCTTCAAAAGAAACTGAAGCTGATGGTGAATATTTGGTAGAGGGTCTGATCAATGGTATCAAAAACTCATCATCGAAAGTTTGGGATACTATAAAGACATTTGGCTCAGATATATTGGGTAAATTCAAAGAAATAAAACTCGGAGACAGTATCAGTAAGATCGTTTCTGCTGGTGTTGGTGTTGGTATGCTGTTAGTCGCTAATAAATTAGCTGAGGCAGCTGATAGACTTACATCACCTTTAGCTGTAATGGAGTCAATTTCTGATGCAATAGAGGGCGTTGGTAAGGCTATGAAGGAAAACCTTAAAGCCTCTGCGTTGGAAAAGAAAACAAAAGCAATACAGAATGTTGCGTTGGCAGCATTAATGCTAGCTGGAGCAGTGCTCATCTTTTCTAAAGTAGATCCAGATAGATTGTGGCAATCTGTTGGGGCTATGATTGTATTATCAGTAGCGTTAGCCGGAATAGCAATTGCTATGGATAAGTTTTCTAAATCTGCTGTTGAGTTTGATGGAGAAAGCAAGAGTTTCAAACTTGACGGATTGAAAACAGCAATGCTTAATCTCGGAATAGCATTATTATTAATGGCAGCAACAGTTAAAATACTTGGTTCCATGGACTCTGATAAATATACACAAGGTATGCTTGGAATAACCGCACTTGTTGGTGCAATGATTCTTGTTATGGCTGCTATGGGGACTGTAGTAAAATCTGACCAGGGTAAAGCATTAAAACAAGCTAACAAAATATTTAAGCAGATGGCAATTACAATGTTATTAATGGTTGCTTCAGTATCAGTATTAGGTTCAATGAATACTGATAAATATTTTCAAGGTATGTGTGGAATAGTTGCTATAGCTGGAATTTATATACTTTTAATAGTTGCACTTATGAAAGTAACAAAAATAGGCAAAGAAGAGCAAATAGCTAAACTGAGTGGATTACTGATAGCCATATCATCAGCAATGTTATTAATGTGCGTGGTCGCTAAGATTGTCGGAAACATGACAATTAATGAAATTGCTGGCGGCGTTGGAATGATGGTAGTATTTATAATATTCATAAAATACTTAGTTAGAGCAACAATTACGTGCAAAGAACAGCAAATAGCCAAACTAAGTGGATTACTGATAGCCATATCTGTATCAATGTTGCTAATGTGCCAAGTTGCTAAGATTGTTGGAAATATGACAACTAATGAGATTGTTGGTGGTATTGCCATTATGGCGGTATTTATAATTTTTATTGATCTCTTAGTTAAAGCCACACTCATATGTAAAGAACAGCAAATAGCTAAACTTAGTGGATTATTAATAGCCATATCATTAAGCATGGCAATAATGGCTGGTGTTTGTCTTGTTCTTGGTTTGCTTCAGCCAGATAAGCTGAAACAAGGTGTAGCAGCAATTGTTGTATTTGGTGTCGTTATTGGTGCTTTAATAAAAGTAGTAGCAAGTGCAAAGAAAATAGACAAGAATGCCAGCGGAGCAATATTGGCAATAGCCGTAACAATAGCTGTAATGGCAGCTGCGGTAACTGTTTTATCGTTGCTCAAACCTGAAAAGATAGCTGGTGCTACAGTTTGTCTTGGCATACTTATGGGGTTGTTTGCGCTCGTTGAGCGAAATGCTTCCTATATAAAGAAAGCAACTGGTTCACTTATAGTAATGGCCGTAATAATAGGATTGCTTGGCGGATTACTTATTGGAATATCATTCATACCGACAGAAAGAGCGCTAGTTGCGGCAGGAGCCATATCGTTAGTGCTTTTAAGTTTATCAGGCGCTATGTATCTTATAAGTAAAGCTGGAAATATATCAATTAAGGCTGTGGCTGCTTTAGCAATGATGGCTGCGGTAGTTTTATCTTTAGCTGCACTTATTCAGGTACTAACGTCATTTAATGTAGATGCTAGTCTGATGGGTAGTTTGCTATTACTCGCAGGATGCTTGATATCTATAGGTGCCGCCGTAATGGTTATGAATAATTGTGTTGCAGGTGCTGCTGCATTAGTAGTAGTTGCCTTAGCCTTATCAGTATTCTTACCAGTGTTGCAGCAACTAGGTTCAATGTCATTAGGAGAGATTGGTGTTGCATTATTAGCATTGGCTGGTTCATTAGCGGTTCTTGGATTAGCAGGTTTATTGCTTGGTCCAGTTGTCGCGCCAATGATTGGTATAGCAGGAGCTATTGCATTACTAGGCGTAGGATGCTTAGGAGCTGGTGCAGGATTACAAATGTTTGCACAAGGTCTTACAACATTGGTTATGTTAGGACCAGTAGCTATACAAGCATTTACTGCAACAATACAGGCTTTTATAACATTAATTCCTACAATAATTACTACAATTGTTACATCGCTTGTGACTACATTTACAACATGTATTCCAATGATTGTAGAGGGTGCATTGCTACTTATTACATCATTATTAACATCAATAGCAGAGCATCTGCCAGAGATATTAGCTGCTGGAATATCTATAATCATGACATTGTTAACCGGCATAAGAGACAATATAGGTCAGATAACAGAAATTGTAATAGATATAATCATTAATTTTGCAGAAGCAATAGCTAATAAATTACCAGACATAATTCAGTGTGGCGTTGATGTATTCTTTGCATTTCTTGACGGATTTTCAGACGCCATCGCGAATAATGGCGAACGATTGAGAGAATCACT